AAATAGGCTTCAATGTAAAAAATGTGACGATGTTATTGAGTCTAAAACTCGGCATGACTTTGTGTGGTGCAAGTGTAAATCTATCTTTGTTGACGGGGGTAAGGACTACTTTAGGCGTGGTGGAGATATTAAAGATATGATTGACCTTTCTGTTTACTTGGACGATGAATAACATGGAAAAACCAGTAGCGTTACCTGTACTGTTTCAAAACATACCCTACGAGTTAAAAAAGATTCCACGTTGGGTAATGTGGAAGTTTACCGAGATCGGCACGGACGACAACCGCCGGTGGAGCAAGCTGCCCTCGCAGCCGAATGGGCAGCAGGCAAAGACCAACGACCCAAGCACTTGGGTGGACTTCTTGTCCGTCCAAGAGGCGTACAATAGCGGTCGGTTTGATGGCATTGGGTTCGTGTTCACCGACGACGACAACTTGGCCGGCGTGGACTTGGACGACTGCTTTGACAACCATACTGAGCGTTTCACAAATGCTGCACTGCAGCAAATTGCAGACAAGGTCACGGGCTACATGGAGGTGAGCCCGTCTGGGACTGGCGTAAAGATATTCACACGCGCCAACCTCTCGACGGCGCACGTTGACCACGCGTTGGGACTGGAGGTGTACAACCGCGGGCGTTACTTCACGGTGACTGGTCACCTACTAGCCGGCGACATACCGACCGAGGCGCAAGACATCTCTGCCATCGTGCCAGCGCGTACCATCCACCGGACCGGCGACGCGTTTGCGGACTACGTGCCACCACTGGACGGCTACGACCTGCACAGGGTTGAGACGGAGATACTGACCCAGCTAGACCCGAACTGCGGGTACGGGGACTGGTTACAGGTTGGCTTCGCGCTACACCACCAATTCTCTGGCGACTTAGAGGCGCTCGAGTTGTGGGAGCGCTGGTCGTACGGCGACGGTCAGGTAGCAAACCACGTCGCGTCTGGACCGATGAGCTGCGAGGGTAAGTGGCGCACGTTTAAGGGGCAGGGCTCGACGTTGCGCTCGCTGTTGTTCAAGATCAACCAAGAGGCGCGTAAGGTTGCCATGTCTAACGGCGAGATCGTGCTTGACAACGGCAACCCACTGAACCACGCCAAGCACTTTTTGGACAACATTTTTTCCTGCGAGGAGGGCTACAGGCTGGTGCACTACGCTGACGAGTTTTATGTTTACGTCACGACGCACTACGAGATCATCGAGGAGTCGACGGTTAGGTCTAAGCTGTACGCGTTCTTGGACAAGTGCAAGAAGTCAGGCAAGAAGGGCGAACTGACCTCGTTCAACCCGACGCCGGCGAGCGTCTCGGCAGCACTGGACGCAGTCAAGGCGGTGACACACTTGGCAAACCATCCCAACACAAAACCGCCCATCTGGTTGGAAGACTACGCCCCAAACAAGCCAGACGCGTCGCAGTTGATCAGCCTAAAGAACGGGCTGTTCCACCTCAAGGACTCGTTGATCCTGCCACACTCGCTGGGGTTCTTCACACAGAACGCGTTGCCGTTCGAGTACAACCCACTGGCGCAGTGTCCGACGTGGTTGAAGTTCTTAAACGACCTGTGGCCGGACGATCAGGAGTCAATCGAGAGCTTGCAGGAGATGTTCGGCTACATCATCTCGGGCGACACTAGACAGCAGAAGTTTTTTAACCTGATTGGCCCGCGTCGTTCGGGCAAGGGGACGATTAACAAGGTGCTCGTATCACTGCTAGGACAGCACAATACGGTAGCTCCACAACTGGAGGAGCTCTGTGATACTTTTGGCTTACAACCTTGGCTTGGGAAACTGCTCGCTTCTTTTACTGATGCAAGAGCACCTGAACGAAACCGCAGTGCGGTTGTGTCTCAGCTGTTGCGCATTGTGGGTGGCGATACAGTTACTGTTAATCGAAAGAACAAAGAGGCATGGAACGGATACCTCCCAACGCGAATAGTGATATACTCAAACGAGGCGTTACAGTTGACGGAAAACTCCAACGCGCTGACTGGCCGTATGATCGTGCTTAAGATGACCAACACGTTCTTCGGTAAGGAGGACGCGGACTTGTCACACAAGCTCGAAACAGAGCTTAGTGGCATCTTCAACTGGGCGGTGGATGGCATCACAAGGCGTTTAGCGCGCGGTGGTTACTTCCTACAGCCAAAGAGCGGCCAAGAGTATCTGGAGCTCATGCAGGAGATTGGCAACCCGATGGGGACGTTTGCGGAGGACGCTTTAGAGTTTGATCCACTGGCGTACACGGTCAAGGACGACGTGTTTAACTGCTACAAACACTGGGCGCTGAAGAAGAGCATACCAGTGGGTACCGAGCTGGCATTTAAGCGTAGGTTCTTAGCGTCAACACAGGAGCACAGGGTTTCTGCAGACTTAATTCGCGACGGTGGCGATAGGACACACATTTATAGGGGCGTGCGGCTGAACAAGAAGGCGCAGAAGTACGTCGATTCAATTAGCAGCTTTGAACAGGAGATTTTTTAATGAGCGTACATTCACAGTTGGCGTACACCAAGTGGAAGAACCAACACATTGTAGACATGCAGGTACACACCGACGAACAGATGTTCACTATCGGGTTTGAGGAGGGGCAGAAACTTATCATGGAGCTGTCCGAGCTAATATTCGAGATGGAGAAGGAAAATAAGCGCCTCGACGCAATGGTTAAGAAGCTAAAGAAGGCCGCGAAGGATGCATGACTTTCGGTTTCGTAAGACGGTAATGCGCAACGACTACACTAAGATATTTAGTACACCAGGGCGTCGCAGGTCGGCGCCCTGGAGAAAGGTGTTAGCCAGTAAGGTAAAGCATTTCAGGTCAGCGAGAACCCGTCGCGCAAACACTGGGTGGAAGAACAAGATGTTTAACAGGCTGGCCAAGTTTAAGTTTTTTATTCGATTTGGCTTAAAGAAACGATCACCAATTTCAAGGTTCAGAAGATGACAAAAAAGTTTAACTACTACCACGTTGACGCAGGGCACTTCAAGGTGCAGATCAAGCTGTGCTTCGACAACTACGAGTTTCAAAAAATACTATCCGACCATAACATCAGCACCAAGACGACGGCGCTTGACTACGGCATCGGTGAAACACACTATATTAGCGACGGGCGTGAGGGCATCATCGTGCTTGCGTTTGACTTGGAGGAGTGCGACCAAGGGCCGGCGTACTTGGCGGGCGTGGTTGCGCATGAGGCCACACACTGCGTCTCGCGCGTGTTTGAGCACATCGGCGAGGAGGTAGACGAGATTGGCGAAGAGTCTCGCGCCTACCTGACGGAGCACATTGTTATGCAGTTAACTCAGGCGGTTATTTACGAAAAGGAAAAACGTGCTAGAAAAGGACTTGGAGGCAAAGCTAAACAAAAAAATAAAGCAGCTGGGGGGACTGAGTTACAAGTGGATCAGCACGATCTCGGGGGTGCCGGATCGGATAGTGATACTGAACAACAGGGTACAGTTCGTGGAACTAAAGACGATGACAGGAAAATTGTCAGCACGTCAGGAGTTGGTCTTCAGCGAACTAGAGGCGCACGGATTCCCAGTGGTAGTCATAAGAAACACATCAGACGTGGAGAAATTAATTGAAAATATGCTCAAAATGTAAGATAAATAAAAATAACTCTGAGTTTAATAAACATTCTAAAACGGTAGATAAACTACAGCCGTACTGTAAACCTTGTCAAAAAACAACAAGTCACGAATATCATAAAACCAAGGGCGCGAATAAACACCTTAAGTTGAAATACAATATTTCAACGGCGGATAAAGAAAAAATGATAGCAAGCCAAGGTTTTGCGTGTTCGATATGTAGAAATTTGTTTGATAACCCAAGATCAACGCACCTAGACCATTGCCACACAACTAACCAAATACGCGGAATACTTTGTAATCGTTGCAACCACGGAATTGGACAATTTAAAGACTCACCAGAACTTTTACGATTTGCTGCAATCTACTTAGAATATCATGCTCAAAAAAACAAAACTACACAAATACCAACTAGAAATGGTGAGGTTAGCAAAAACTATCCCGCACATGGGACTGTTCATGGAACCTGGTCTTGGCAAGACGGTGACGGCGCTAACTATAATATCAGAAACTACAGCTGGCACTACACTGATAGTAGCACCGAAGAGAGTAGCGGAGTCAGTATGGGCGCAGGAGTGCCAGAAGTGGGAGCACCTGAAGCACCTCAAGGTGGCGAAGGTAATGGGGACACCAACTCAACGGTTGGTAGCGTTGAAGAGTTTTTCGGACGTGTACGTGACAAATTTAGAGAACTTGACGTGGTTGCTGGATCAGAACCCGAAGTTCGACTACCTAATCTTAGACGAGTCAAGTCGGTTCAAAGACCCAAGCACAAAAAGGTTCAAAGCACTCAAGAAGCACCTAAAATCTTTCAAAAGAAGATTGATCCTAACTGGAACTCCGAGCCCACAGGGACTGCAAGATTTGTGGTCGCAGGTAGGTATATTAGATCTTGGGGAACGGCTGGAGACAAGCCTGACAAAATTTAGAGACAAATACATGACACCCGGTCAGCGTAACCGCCATACCAACGTTGTCTATAACTGGGTTTTGAAAAATGGTGCAGCGCAACAAATACAGGAAAAGATTAGTGATATTTGTTTTTCATTAAAAGCAAGTGATTATTTACAGTTACCAAAATTAACCAATATATACCACGGCATTGAGATAGAGAAAGGGGTTCGTGAACAGTATGACAAACTTAAAAAAGACATGGTCCTTGATACAGGTAAGGGGATGCTCACAGCTACAAGTGCGGCGACACTGGCGGGCAAACTACTCCAGTTCACCTCGGGCGAAATTTATAGAGAGGATGGAAGCACACAAGAAATACACCGTGCTAAACTGGAACAGCTCGAGTCGATCATGGAAGAGTCTTCTTCCCCGGCGCTCGTATTCTATCACTTCAAGCACTCGCTCCAACGACTACGTTTGCGCTTCCCGCAAGCTGTGGTCTTGGACGACAACAACATTGAAGCGTGGGGTCGTGGCGAGATTCGTATGCTCCTTGCCCATCCCCAAAGCGGGGGAATCGGGATCAATTTACAGTGCAACGTTGGAGACACAGCCCAGACGGTGTGGTTCGATCTGCCGTGGAGCGCTGAGAACTACATCCAAGCCAACGCTAGGGTGCACCGCCAAGGGCAAAAAGTCCCGGTTATCATACACCATCTAACGATAAAGGATACAATAGACGAGCGCGTCATCAAGGTACTAGACGGTAAAATAAATTTACAAGAGGCGCTGATGGATGACCTAAAGTTTGCATTAATATAGCCATGAAGAAAATAACAACACACAAACTAAACGCATCAAAAACACGCCTGTCCGACGAGGAGGTTGATCCGATTGAGAAAGACGACCCAGACTCCCACCCAGAGGTTATGGTTGAGGGCTGGCTGCCATGGGATGCTGAGGACATTGCCGACATCCGGCGATTGATTGAGCGGCGTATGCCGTTAAGGCAGCGTGAGATTGTGATTGCATTTTTGGAGGGCAACACTTACAAGGACTTAGAGGTTAGTGAAAAATATTGGCGCTGGCACTTCACAAAGGGCGTCGAGTTTATTAAAAAGGAGCTTAAAATATAATGCATTTAGTTATTGAGTACGAACAGGGCGGTGAGTGGATTATGGATGTGTTAAGGGACACCAACGAAATTGACACAACAAAGCACCACACAATTAAGACACTCTTCTTCTGCGAAACTTGGCCTGAAGTGGAGCTTGTAATCAAAGAAATTAAAAACAGAGAGGAAACGAAATGACACATATATACCCCATTGGAACGCCGATATCATTCAGTGTACCAAACGATCCAGTAAACAAACCAAAGCACTACACTGAGCACCCAAGTGGCGTGGAGTGTATCCAGATTACAGAGCACATGGGCTTTAACCTTGGCAACGCTGTAAAGTATATCTGGCGATCAGATTTAAAGGGTAATGCAGTTGAGGATTTAAAGAAAGCAGAGTATTATATCAAAAGGGAAATTTCTAAACGTACTAAACTAGGGGAGTGTGGAAAATGATGGAGATTAAACTCGACTATGATTGTGTGGACAAGATTGTTCAACAGACATTAATTGAAACGTATGTTAATTTAAAATTTGATATAAAAAATGCAAATGAATTAACATTTGAAGAAGATTTAAAACTGTGGGAGGACACTGTCGCGGCAATTGAGGTTTTAGGTAAGTGGTTCTTCTATGATTTTGAAGCGCAAGTTGAAGAATATAAAAAAAGTAAAAAGAAAGGCAAAAAGAAATGAACAACAGTGTCGACTTAGAGTCCCCAATGATGCAGGTACTACAAACAGCCGATGATTTAAAATTGTTTGGCACAACATACTATGACGGCCCCAATGAAATGACGTTAGACGAGGTATACAACCACATTGAGGGCATCCGAGCAATGTTTGTACTGCGTTGGGAGCACATGTATGATCAGTACCTACGCAAGATGGAGTTAGACCAGTACTGCACAGACCCAGATAAGTTATTAGCAAGGGAAGAATTATTTAATTTTAAAAAGAAAGGAAGTAAAAAATGACTGACGAAGCACAGCAAGACCCAATGTTGCAAAAAAAAGTAACTTTAATATACTCAATTGGGGCTATTAATGACATCATTAACATGATGAATAACCCAATCACCGTGCCTGTAATGGTATGGGCAACCTTGATCAACAACATTCAAGGCCAACTTGCACCACAGATTGAAAAACTTAACGCGGAGGCGCAGACAGATGAGCAAGCTGCTGGATAATATGATGGCCAAGGCGGACTTAAACCCTAAGCTCGACCCGCGGCGTGCCGAGTTAGCCAGTGCGCTCACCAAAACGTTTTTAAACAAGGTCATGCCCGAGATTAAGCAAACATTGCAGCAAGTTGAGGCTATCAAGGGCGGAGATAAGAAATAGTTTGCATTAATAGATATAGGGAATAGATCACGTCGGGAGACGCATCGAAACCTAACCAAATTCAAGGAAAAATCATGGCAACTAAACCAGGACTTTATGCCAACATTCACGCAAAGCAGGAACGCATCAAGGCCGGCAGCGGTGAAAAGATGCGGCCAGTTGGAGCAAAAGGCGCACCCACAGCAGACGCATTCAAAGAGTCAGCTAAGACAGCAAAGAAACCAAAAAAATAATGGCAACTAAATCGGCGACAAAATACAAACCAGAAATGTGCGACCAAATCATAGAATTGGGCAAGGCAGGCGCGTCTCAAAAAATGATTTGGAGCCAGTTGGGCATATCAAAATCCACGGCGGACACGTACCGTAAAAAGTATCCCGAGTTTGCAGAGGCGTTAGATTTAGCCTTGGTGCACGCGCAGGCATACTGGGAAACAATGATGCTGGCCAACATAGAAAACAAGAATTTTAATTCACGCATGGTCGAAATTGCGTTACGCGGTCAGTTTGCTTCTGACTACCGAGAAACCCGCGAGCAGAAGGTTGACGTCAAGGCAGACGTTAACATTAACTTCTCGGAGGCAGTTAATGACCTAATCAAAAAATTAAAGGCCGCTGGATAAAACGCCCTTAATACGCAAAAAATAAATATTTTAACAGGGGCTCTTCGGAGCCCTATTTTTTTGCATTAATATGTATACGGTAAACAAACTAAAAAGGTAAAAATGACAGCTCACGCACTCCTATCCGCCTCTGGATCCAAACGATGGTTGACATGCACACCAAGCGCACGTTTAGAGGCAACACTCCCCGAGGTTAAAAGGCCACCTAACGCGACCGATTTTTCAGGCGAGGGCACACTGGCCCACTCATTGGGTGAGATTAAACTAAGATTTTATTACAACCAAATAAAAAGAGAAGAGTATGAAACTGAGTACGAAGCAATTAAAAACCATCCAATATACAAAAAGTACAAGCCTGAAGAACAGAAAGACTTTGAAGCTAACGTTGACAACTACGTGCTCTATGTACGCTCACAAATTGGTGAAGGGGACACGCCGCTGTTTGAGCAACGCGTGGACTTTTCTGACTGGGTTAACGATGGATTTGGAACTGCGGACGTGGTTATTCTATCAAAACATAGCATACGCGTTATCGACCTTAAGTTTGGCAAGGGTATTCCAGTCCACGCGCAAGACAACCCACAGCTCCGACTTTACGCACTTGGAGCCTATGCCAAGTTCAAAGACGAGTTCCCGGACATTAAAGACGCCAGCTACACGATACACCAACCCAGACTTGACAGCATCAGCACCGACGGTACCAGCATCAGTAAATTACTCGACTGGGCAAACTACTTTGTCAAAGCCAAGGCCAAAAAAGCGTGGGCCGGCTCGGGTGAGTTCGTCCCCGGCGACCATTGTGGCTTCTGTCGAGCCAAATCCCAGTGCCGAGCCCGTGCAGACTTCAACACCGAAATTGCTAAAAACGAATTCCGGGCGCCTGCGCTCCTCAACGACCAGGAAATCGCAGAAACCCTCGCAAAAGCCCAAAGCCTAAAAGCGTGGGTGAACGACGTTGAGGAGTTTGCGCTCAACCGCGCGGTAAACGACAACATACTACCAACTGGCTACAAGCTCGGGACAACCATCTCGCACCGCAAGATTACCGATACTGAGTTGGCTGCTACGGTGTTAAAAGAAAAAGGTTTGGCCGAGGATATTATCTGGGAGCCAAGGAAGTTAAAATCAATTACAACGCTCGAGAAGCTAGGCCCAAAGGGTCAAATTGTTAGCTGGCTAGGTAACCTAGTCCAGAAGCCAGAAGGCTCTCCTAAGCTCGTTAAGATTAAAGAAACTGTTGAGGAAGATTTTAAATGAGTTCGTGGGCAATAGCAGCAATTGGGGTAGTTTATTTTTTTATTGGTTGTGATCTTATAAGAAAGGGAAGCATTGGCCTGGGTATCAGTTTTTATGGATACGCGCTGGGCAACGTAGGTTTGTTTATAGCCACAAAATAACAACAACAGGGATATAACATGCACTTCCAAGAAAACAAAGTTACAATAGAGGTACCCAAATATTTAATTGACAAGTACGTCGATGATTTTAAGGGGTTAGTTGGCGGTAAGGATCGGGACAGTGTATACTCATTAAGAGACGCAATTGATGAGGTCATGGATATGATGTGGCAGGAACCAGAACTAATGGAAGATCCGGAGTATAAGTCAGACGTTGTTAAGGCAATCGCAATGAAGGAGTCGCTCATTAAGCTAGGAATTTACTACGACGCATAAATTTGTGTATAATAGATTTTGTAGTAAGGTTAACGTGTTGGTACCTACAAACCCAGCACAATCTAAAAAGGTAAAAATCTAAAATGGCAGCTAAATCGAATAAAATTAAGTTTGTAACAGGCAAAGTACGTTTTTCTTTTCCTAATGTTTTTGAACCAGCTGAAACGTTAAACGGTGCGCTTAAATACTCAGCAATGATTTTAATTCCAAAGACGGACAAGGAAACAATTGCACGATTTAATAAGGCGTTTGATGAGTGTAAGTCAACCAACGCAGCATATTTCGGGGGCTCGGTTCCTAAGATATTAAAGGGCGGTCTTCGCGACGGTGCTACAGAGCGTGAAGATGAAACGTTTGCAGACTATTACTTTATTAACGCATCTAGTAACGAGAAGCCAGGGATTGTTGATGCAGACCTTAACCCAATCATGGATAAGAATGAGTTCTATAGTGGCTGCTACGGCCGCGCATCAATCACGCTATACCCATACGACGTGTCGGGTTCTAAAGGAATTGCGGCCGGATTAAACAACGTAATGAAGTCGGAAGACGGCGAGAAGTTCGGAGGAGCAAGTAGCGCAGCAGCAGATTTCGCAGTATAAGTAGTATCTTGAAGTAGAGCATTACTGGGGAGTGTCCGTAGAAACTGCGGCCTCCCTTTTTTTACCAACCAATAACAATAAAAGGAAAATAATTTTGGACCAGTACCGAGAATACATTGCAGCAAGTAGATATGCCCGTTTCATTGACGAAAAGGGCAGACGTGAAACTTGGGAAGAAACCGTAACACGCTTTGTAGAATACATTTTTGCAAGAACACCAAAGTTAAATTCAAACCTCGGTGCGGATTACAACACAGATAAACTTAAAAAAGAAATACACAAATCAATTTTAAACCACGAAGTTATGCCCTCGATGCGGGCTATGATGACTTCAGGAAAGGCCGCTGATCGTGACAATACGTGCATATACAACTGCAGCTATCTCCCCGTTGACGACGTTAAATCGTTTGACGAGGCCATGTTCATCCTGTTGTGTGGGACAGGTGTGGGATTCTCAGTCGAATCCAAGTACGTCAACCAGCTGCCTGACGTGCCAGAGACGCTTTACACAAGCAGCCACGCCATCAAAGTACATGACAGCAAAGAAGGATGGGCTAAGTCCCTTCGACTTATTATTGCGCACCTCTATGCTGGAGAGATCCCAAAGTGGGACGTATCGGCAGTAAGACCAGCTGGCGCGCGTTTAAAGACGTTTGGTGGGCGTGCAAGCGGACCACAGCCGTTGGAAGACTTATTTGCGTTTACTGTTAATATTTTTAAAGGTGCAAGGGGTCGTAAGTTAAACTCTCTCGAGTGCCACGATTTAATGTGTAAAATTGGTGAGGTTGTGGTTGTGGGCGGCGTCCGTCGCTCGGCTATGATTTCACTATCTGATTTAGACGATGAAAGGATTCGACATGCTAAAGCTGGACCATGGTGGGAAACCGCACCTCACCGTGCGCTCGCCAATAATAGCGCGGTTTATAATGAAACGCCTACAGTTGGAAAGTTCATGGAGGAATGGCTCTCTTTGTATAACTCGCACTCCGGAGAGCGAGGTATTTTTAATCGAGAAGCTGCGCGGAAGACCGTGGAGAAGTACGGTCATCGTGACCCTAACTACGAGTTTGGTACGAATCCTTGTTCTGAAATTATTCTCCGTCCGTACCAATTTTGTAATCTTACTGAAGTTGTAATTCGACACGATGACACAAAGGAATCATTGCTGCGTAAGATTAGACTGGCCTCTATACTTGGTACAATCCAGGCCACATTTACAAAGTTTCCCTACCTGCGGAAAGTGTGGCAGCGCAATACGGAAGAAGAACGATTACTTGGTGTATCCCTCACCGGAATCTACGACAACAAACTTACATGCACACAAGGAGAAGGGTTAAATGTATTGCTCGCCGAACTTAGAGAAGAGGCTAGACGCACAAATGAAGAATATGCAGAACTGCTTGGAATACCTAAGAGTACTGCAATCACTGCCGTCAAGCCATCTGGAACTGTCTCCCAACTTGTCGATAGCGCTAGTGGAATCCATCCTCGCCATTCTAAATATTACATTAGAAGAGTTCGGGGGGATTCAAAAGACCCTCTCACCCAATTCTTAATCCAACAAGGTGTACCAAATGAACCATGTGTTTACAAGCCCACGCAGACCACCGTATTTTCCTTCGCCCAACGAGCGCCTGACGGACTCACTCGAGAGGACGTTGACCCAATATCACATCTACAACTATGGCTTACATACCAGCGTCATTACTGTGAGCATAAACCTTCAGTCACTATCTCGGTGGAAGAAAAAGATTGGCCGGCTGTTGGGGCTTTTACTTGGGAGCATTTTTCAGAAATATCCGGAGTTTCATATCTCCCTTATGATGGGGGCTCTTATAGGCAAAGTCCTTACGAAAGTTGCACAGAAGAAGAGTACAACGTTCTTAAAGCAAGTATCCCGACAATTGACTGGGAGGCATTTAAAGAAATAACAGATTTAACTGAGGGCGCTCAAACATTAGCTTGTGTTGGAGGTCAGTGCGAAATTTAAATTATTTCACATGGTGGTTCTTTAGGGCACTTCGGTGCCCTTTTTTTATTGCACGATAACATAAAGCATGTTATGATGTATTTTGCATGTTATGATGTATTTTTAATCGCAGATACGTCTGCTTGCCTAGGAGCATTTATGAGTGTATTTAGAAGTAATAAAGTGGTTTGTGATTTTTGTGGTAAAACATTACACGAACACGAAATTCAATGTTATAACTCAAACAACTATGAACCTATGGTTCCCGTAAATAATTGTGCTGTTCAATTGCATGCTGTAAAAGTAGATTTGTGTCATAGCTGTATTGCCCCATTACAAGATGTTTTTATGACTGAATTTAAAAAGCATAAGGAGCACTTATGAAAGAACTTATCTACAGCATTGACTTTGAGACACGTAGCAGAATTGATCTAACTGATCGTGGGCTAGATGTATACGCCAACGACCCTAGCACGGAGGTGTTGTGTATTGCGTTTGGTACCCACCCAGAAGGTATTTGTTTATGGACCAAAGACGGTCTTGAAGAACATACAAGTTGGCTAAAACGCTTGCTTGACCACGTCCGCAACGGTGGCAAGATCCAAGCATGGAACGCCATGTTTGAGTACGCTATCTGGAACTGTGTCTGCGTGCCTAAGTACGGCTGGCCCCCACTAAAGTTGGAGCAGTGCATTGACTCGATGGCAATAGCAGCAGCCAACAACATACCGCAGGCACTTGGTGACTGTTCTATATTCTTGAATAGCGAACACCAAAAAGACACCCGTGGTAGGTACCTCATTAACACACTCAGCAAGCCAAACAAAAAGGGTGAGTTTAACGAAGACCCTGTTCTAATGTCCGAGTTGTTCACGTATTGTGTACAAGACGTAAAAACTGAACAGTCAATTGTCAGCCAGTTACGCCCGCTGTCAGATAGTGAGCAGAAGATTTGGGAACTCACTCAGCGCATTAATTTGCGCGGTGTACCAGTTGATCCAGACGAGCTCCAAAACGCCGTAAAAGCCGTCCAGAGCGCACAAAAGAAGCTGGATGATGAGTTACTACTGCTGACTGGTTGTAAGCCCTCAGAACGTGCTAAATTGCTCGCTTGGATTAACAAAAACAGTCCCGACAAGCTGGAAAATTTGACCGCTGAGACAGTTGAAAAAATGTTGCAGTGCAACATAGCACCGGCAGTCAAACGTGCATTACAACTTCGCCAAGAAGGAAGCCAAACTAGCGTGGCTAAGTACGCTAAAATGTTGGAGATACAGAGAGATGGAAGAATACGAAACACGTTGGTCTATCATGGCGCGTCTACTGGTCGTTGGGCTAGTCGTGGCGGACTTAACTTACAGAATATTGCAAGGCCTAACCAATCGGACGAGGAAATTAAGAGATCAATCCCAAGAGTCTTTGGTCAGGGAGTTGGGACCATGGGAGAACTCTCTAGCTTGGTGCGTAGCGCTATTAAGGCTCCAGAACGCAAAGCCTTCGTGGACGTGGATTTTTCGTCCATCGAGAATAGAGTCGGAGTGTATCTTGCCGATCAAAAAGATAAAGTCGAACTGTTTAGGAAGGGATTAGATGAGTATAAGGTTTTTGCGTCGCAGTCTCTATATAACGTACATTATGATGAAGTTACAAAAGACCAGCGGCAAATTGCCAAGTCGGCAGTTCTTGGTGCGCTTTTTGGCCAAGGAGCTAAGGGCCTTGTTAAGTACGCTGAAGGGATGGGGGTGGTTATGTCGGAGGTACAAGCCAAAAACGCAGTAGATAAATATCGTGCATCGTATCCTAAAGTAAGAGCACTTTGGGCTGCGTGTGAACAGGCCGCAATTGATGCGATAACAACACCCGGCGTACCATTCAAGGCTGGCAGCAAGTTGGTGTTAAAGGTTGCCAAGGGTGCACTATGGATGCAGTTACCGTCGGGCAGATTAATCTGTTGGCAGAGGCCACAGCTCGAGCTGGCAATCACACCCTGGGGGCAAGAAAAGCATGGTGTCACTATTCACAGCCAGAACACTTACACTAGGGCTTGGAGTCGAAACCAGCTGATTGGGTCCAGTATCTTTCAGTCTGGGGTCCAAGGGACAGCCCGTGATTTTCTTGCCTTTGCTATGTGTAGCCTTGAGGATGCCGGTTACAATGTGTGTAACAGTATTCACGATGAGGTACTCCTATTAGTTGAAGAACAAAACGCGAAGTCCTCACTGGCGGAGGTCATAAAGATTATGACTACGCCACCAGCGTGGGCTCCCGATTTTCCTCTTGCAGCTGAAGGTTGGCACGGTAAACGCTACAGGAAGTGATTAACACTTCCACTTACGCAGCGCCTTATTGATGCGTGAGTCTGGGTCGTTGGCTGTTTCAGCCGATGTTAATTTTTTCTTAGCACCTTCCATACGCGCACAGAATGAATCTTTACGTGACCCACCCTCGGGCTGCGGTGCCTTCAAGTGCGCGCCGTGTGCCTTGTTATACGAAGCGCGGCCCTTAGCGTTCAAGCCACCCTCTGGGTTTTTGCCCTCCGAACGCTGCCAAGCCTCACCGCCACCGGCTAGGTGCATCAATCCGCCCTCTGCCTTAGTGATGTCTGGCACGGTTGGATCGTACGTACCTTGGTTGCCAGTAGCAGATTTGATTTGGCGTGGGTCATAGACACCTAAGTTTTTAACGCCACCCTCACTAACATAATAGCTATCATGGCCCATATCTTTAATGGTGTTTTGTATTTGTGGGTGTTCTATATACGACCAACTACCCTCACCAACTCTTTTACCATAGTTTTTAGCATAACTTGGGCCAATAGATTCTGTAAGTCTATTTTTTAATTCTTCTATATGTTGGGGATTTTCGTAATCAAACGGATTAGTAACATTTACGTGAACGGGCATAATGTTTCCGCCTTTACTTGAACCACCAGCGTCAATAGTGAAACTATCTGCAAATTTTTTATTTGGTGACACGAATACACCACGATGGCCGGGATCAAATTCTGAAAAATCATATCTAGTGCCATGGTACATTGGCGTTTTAACTACACTATTTTCTAAAAACTTAGCCTTGTTCGCTTCCCGCTCCGCCAGCGGGAGAATCTTTTTTGCTAGTTCGGCTAGGCCTCCGCCAGCGTAGTGCTTGCCCTCAAAGTCAGACAACTGTAATCGTGGATCTTCCCAGTGTGATGTCTCTAAGCCCTGCTTAGGTACCATGACTAATGGACCAGATTGTAGTTTCTGTTCTGCGTGGAATACAGGCAACCCTGTAGACTTATCAAAGAACTGGGAGTGTGCGCGCGGGTCCATACCAATCTGTGTCCAGTTAGGATCCTTTAGGTACTCTTCCATCATGCGGCGCACTTCGTCATCGTGTGTGCCTACGTTGGTGCCCTTCATAAGCGCAAAGGGGCTCTTTCCTGACCCGATCTCGGCTCCCATGGGGGTTAGGGCTTGCTCCTTGGTTCCAAGGCCAACACGGACCGCCTGGTTAGGTTTAGAACTAAAATCCACGTCGGTTAGGTGGCCTGTGCGGTTGTAGCTGATCGGCTTACCTGACGCATCGTGCACCGTGTCAACATACACGCCGTGCTGTGTATACGCTGGAATGTCTAACCGATTACCGACCTGCATACCGGCGGGTACATCGGCCAGTGCTTTAGGCTGTTTGTTAGACATTAAAGCATTACGAATCTGCTCGTCTGTATAGTTTGGTGGCAGCTCGTCCCACTTACGAATAGGTAAGTGCGAACGCATAACACCAATACGCTCGGCGTTACTAATGTTGCCTTTTAAATAGTCTTCAAGCGCCTGCGCTACTTTAGGTATTTGGCTTACCGATTTACCACCAGCATACCCTTCAACCTCACCACCTTCTGCGTATGCACCTGGAGTTTTAAGAAACTGTAAAGTACCATAAGGATCATTAGGATCTACCTTACCTTGTTTAACGGCTTCGTGGTACGCACCGACACGGTTAATTAATTCATCGTTTACAACTTCAGACACACCGGCGTTTCTTCTTTCTAATGCACCAATTGCCATTTGATGAATTTTTCCTTCAGGGTCATTAGGATAACGAGCCTTCATTTCATTAAACACATTGGTGTACGGTTTATTTAGTAAAACATGCGCAGGTGTATTTTGTCCTAAATTACCTAAATAATTACCTAAAAAATCTGTAGAATAAGATTCATTTTTTGATGGTTGAACTTTTGCACCAGGTTGCATTTGAATAGCAGTATTTCCCGCAAAACCTCTTTCTAAGTTTGCTATTTCTGGTATTGTGTGGGCTGCTGAAATATCCTCAGCATTAACACCTAAGGCACGCTGATTGTCTTTAAGTCTTTGTAACCTAATAAATGCTTTTCTTGCATCACCACCGGAAGCGTTTAAACCTTCGCCAGTTAAAAGTTGGTTGTAAGCATCAGGATGGGATAAATCAAGCAAGTTTGACATAATAGGCTTGCCTTGTTTTTTTTGTGAGCGTAGCCATTCAGTCATTATTGATAAATCTTCCGGACTACGCTCGGCTTGTTTGTGAAGATCCCAGTATGTTTGAAAAGTTGGTACAGCAAAATCTTCACTATATTTACCCATTGACGAGGGCAACATAACTACTTGTCCTGTTCCGCCAGTTTTTTCACCTTCTTGTGAAGCAATGTTGGCGCGTGTTTGCAACCTACCAGCTATAGCTGGTCCAGAAGCTCCAACAACACCCTGTTCCATGTGTTCAATATCTCTAGCGTAAGGAACACCGCCATGAGTAATAATATTACTTGTTAAAGGTCTTCCAGAAACACTAAGTATTTGTTGGTTGCGATGTGTTGCATCCCATGGAGTAATATTTATATTAGCACCACGTATGTCTTCTAAACTAATTGGTTTTTCAGGTGCTATACCACCCAAATCTTTTAACTGAAACCTAGTGCCAACTAACGGATTAGGATTTTTTGGGGTATGTTCCAAAAAACCTGTAACATTTTTAACAATGTCTCCAACTAATTTACCACCAGCATATCCTTGAATAGATCCACCAGCTGCGTGACCTTCTGGAAACATTTTACGCTCTAGGTAATTAACAACCGGCGCACCAGCACCGATTATAGGACCAGCAGCGCGTGCTATAGCTTGATATTTTCTAGGCAACATATTTGCAATTGCAGGCGCAACATACGGCGCCGCCGCACCAGTGGCAGATACACCAGCTTCAAGCGGGTTTTGAGACTGCAACATGTCTGAAATATTATAGCCAGTCATAAAACGTTTTGTTGCAGGTGTTTTACCAAAATTTAAAGCACCTTCACCAATTTGTGCGCCCAATGTAGGGCCAACTTGTGTTTGAGATAAACGTCGTTGGCGTAGGTCAGCGTTCATCCTAGCCTTATTTTCTAATTCTTTTTGTGCTTGGGCTTCTACAGACTTAATGTTGCTGTACTCGGATTCTGGTATTAAAAAATTTGACGTACCCGGTTTTATTTTATAGCCCGGATTTTTTCTTTCTAACTCATCGGCCTGCCTGTGCAGTTGAGCTTCATGTTCTTGGCTAGTTCCACCAAGGTAACCACGCTTGTACTGACCACTCTCCGGTGTCTTACCCATGGCCCAGTTAACAACGTCTCCAGGACCTTCAGGCCTTGGAGGTTGACCCGCCTTAATGGTACGCGCCTCAATCTCACTAGGAGTTGCAAAGGTGCGTTGTGTCGGCATTATCCCCGATGGTTTTTCAATCGGTGCGTTTACACCCGCAGCACGTTTAAATGGCTCAACTATTAAATTTTTAGCGCCGTATGTAAGTGCTTTTGGACCCAAAGCGGCAGTGGTTCCCACCATTGCGTTGGTAACATTACTTACAGGTTCAGACGCAGCTGGGGTTGTTGGTGAAGGTTGGCCTGCAGTTTCTTCTGCGTGTGCCTTTGCAAACTCTTCTTCTTCGTGAGCTCTTTGAAATTCTAGTTCTTCAGGGGTCGCCATGTATTATTTTCCGTTCGCTTTTTTCCAAGCCTCGTACCTAGCTTGTTTTTCTGGATCACTAAACCTTGGGGTTGCTGTAGTTTTTGCTGCGTTAGCTGCAGTTTCAGGAGATAACTTTTCAACCTTAACTCCTGTTCCGGCTGTTAGTTTTTGTTCCCCTTCAAGGTGTTTGTCTAACATACCGTCGTATTCTCTTGACTGCATAAAGTCACCCCATTGTTTGCCTGGGTGTTGTGGCAACCAATCATCACGGAATGTTTTATGTGCGTCCAAGACAAACTCGGCGTTACGTTTTGTAATAGAGGCATAAAGTTTGTTTGTCTCCGGAGTAAATGACGGGCTAACGCCTTTACCTTGACTGCCTAATTTTTCTAAGCCAATACCAAGTCTAGCACCCTTAAACATTTGCGCGGTGTATTCAATACCTAACTTAGAAGCGTCGGTTTGTAGCTGTTGTAGTTTAGATCTTTCCGCCTCGTTAAATCCTAACGCAGAGGCAGCTTTTTCAAACTCTTCCTGACCAAATAATTTAGCTGTGCCCATATTCAAACCTTTAACAAGCAGCGTAGCGGCCTTGTTGCCACCCTCGTAGTAGCCCATTAACTTTTTGTATGTTGGGTCGTTAGCCAAAGTAATTACACGGTCGGCGGCACCAATTGTGTCAATCGCTTGTTGTTTGTGTTGCGGGCCAGCGCCGTAATCTTTACCATATAATTCTGCAGCGGCTTGATCTTGTTTAGCCGTGGTTTCTATATTAGTTTCCGCTTGTTTTTTATTTATGTCGGCCTGTGTTTGTGCGTTCTTAGCTTCTTGTGCAATAAATTCTGTTGACCCTTTAGGGAACGGATTTGGCAACGGGGTTGCATTTGGAGTTGATGGTGCAACATCACTCATTACCTTACTTACGTATGCCATCGGATCACTTTTCACAAACCCGCCATACTGCGCCATTGCCTTGTTGTAATCCCCACCATTTTTCTTAACCAGCTGCTGGATGTAATAGTCCGCAGCGGCTCTTGACTCATCAGGATCAAACGGATTAAATTTAACGCCCTGTTTGTGCAGCATAGCAACTGTATGGGGATCAAATTGATATTTACCCATTGTTTTGGTGCTAGGATTAACAGCATACGGATCGTTTGAACTTTCAGCCATACCTAAGTTGTCTAATAGTTTGGCTGGCGTACCGTATGATTTTTTAGGATCAAACGCACCAGTAGGCGTAGCCGCTGTGTTTGGAGGTTTATTAAACGCTGGATCGGTCGGACCACCAAGTGTATACTCATGCTTATAGCCATTTTCATCAATGTGTGTATATGTACCATAAGTTTTTTCGAGTGCTTGACGTTTAAGTCGGTCTTTATCAGGACCCTCTGGTAATGAGTTAATGTACGACATATTTTTTTCAAGATCACTGCGGTGAATTGATGTATCTTGTGCTAGTTTAGCAAGTTTATCCCAATCACCGTCTCTTGCCAATTGCATACCTCGACCTTGCAACGCCGCCGGTAAACTTTGAATCATTTGCATCGCTGGAGACATTGAGTCAGCTTGGGTAGGTTGTCCTTGACCAGCTTGGGTAGGTTGTCCTTGACCAGCTTGGGTAGGTTGTCCTTGACCAGCCATAAATGCATTAGTTTGTGCTTGTTGTTTTTGCTGGCCCTGTAACGACGCAATGTTAGCGCGCATATTAAACAGGCTTTCTTCGCGCGCACGTTTCTCTGCATCGCGTGCAGCCATAGCGCTACCAGGATCGCGCGACGTAATCGCCACGGCGTCCTTCATACCCTCTAGGAACGTGTTAAATCGCCCGAGCCCAGAGTTTGGTGTGCGTCGGTCGTACTCATCCTGCATGGCCTTTAAAAGCGCTTCGCTTTGCATCGGGCCCTTAACGTTTAATTTTTGACCAGCAATGTTAAGTGTATGCCCCGCGTTTATGGTGCCGCTAGTATCCGCAGGAGTTTCCGTCGGTTCTGATTGGTTAAGTGTCTCTAACGCCATATATTATCCTATAGTTGGGTCTGTTGGATCTACCACGGGGGTTGGGTTCGCATTTGGGTCTGGTGCTGGCGGTACATCCACGGGAGCTGGTATATTACCACTAGGATCAGTAGGTGACGGTGATCCGCCCGGTGTTACGGGCTGTGTTGTGTTTGAAGAGCTACTATTAAATAAATTACTAAATAGCCCTGGGGTATAACCTGCGGCACCCTTAGTACCCGAACCAAATAAAGAAGCGTACAGCCCTGGATTTGTAATAGGGTTGCCGTTCTTGTCTAATGTTGTGCTTGGTAATAACGCATTTAGTCCACCAGCCACAGCGGTTCCAAGTCCGGTAATTGATTGTAAACCCGACGGTGTTTGTGTTGTTGCTATCGTCTGCGGCGCCGTTAATGAGGCTAAAATGTTTCCATAGTTAGCAGCATTTGTGTATGGTGCGGTCATTTGTTCTTGACCTACGTTCATGGCGTTAGTAATTCCAAGGTTGGCTACGTTGCCTTGGTTGGCCGCAGCTCCAACGCCGGTCTGTTGGTTTTGTAACGCGGCCTGCATCTGTTGTGCTTGCAATTGTGACAGTGCATTGGCCGCGGTAGTATCCACTGCAGTTTGGCCGCGCAAGCTGCCAAAGTTACCGGAGCCAATAGCCCCGGCATTAGATGGTGCAAGCGTGGTTGGTAGTAGCTGATTAAACGCTTGGTTTTGTGCTTGAAACAAGCCACCCATTGCCGTGCTTGTATTTGGTGTTACAGCGCCAGTATTTGGGTCTGTAATCCATGGGTTAGCTGCACCTGTAGCAATACTTCCCAGTGTGTTTGAGGCCGATGTGAAAGGGTTATTTGGCCCGCTTAGTGTGTTAATTGCGCCCTGTGCGGTTGTCTGCCCTAATGTTGGCGCCGCAGCTGCCGCAGTATTAGCCGCGTTAAGTACGTTAGTCTGCGCGGCATTATACCAATCCGGTAGCGTCGTGGTCGACGTGCCGCTTGTTTGTGTTAAATCAGTTAGTGCGCTCATATTTATTTAACCTTTTTCTTTGCTTCAAGTAAGTAACCCAATGCGCCCTTAGAATCTGGGGGCAAGTGATTTACGTCGGCATGACGTTTATGCCGCCGAATTGTTTTTAAGAACTCGTCTAGCACCTTAGCGCCGGCGTCATTTGATCCGTTGCCTAGTCCAGACACCACATCCGCTGGTATGACAAACTCACCGTTAGCCAACATGGCCGGAATAGAGTCTGACGTACCGTCGCCATCACCAGTCACATACGTGTGCTTGATGGAATTTAAACCACCCTCGCTATAAAACTCGGGATTATGTCCTTCGATCTCGCCACCTTCTCTATGACCAAAGGGTATCAATCCCGTCGCTGGGTGTGGTATGTTACTAGTAAAATTTTGTAGGTACTGTGGGTGGCCGCGTGTTACCGACGAACCATCTGCATAACCCATTATACCACCTTCTGCAGCGTATTGCATTTGTGGAAGGGCTTGTGTACTATACTGGGCCGGACTAATCATAGTGTCTGTAAAGGTTGGCTGCCCAACCAAATGAATTGCAGATCCCTGTGTAACGCCCGACGTCGGAGCACCACTAACGCCAGTTAATCCACCCGATGCAAAATGTGTAAGGTGTCCCCCTTCTTTTATTTGTGGGATTGTCTGTTCGTATGTTTGTTGTGGTGATATCATAGTGTCTGTAAAGTTCGGTTGTCCTACAAGTTGTATTTGCTGCCCTTTTGATACGTGCGGCGTAAAATCTAACGCCGTTAATCCCGTGTTTGGTGTTGACGCTACGGGTGCCACTGGGTTCAACACCGGCGCAGGTGCAGGTGCAGGTGCAGGTGCAGGTGCAGGTGTAGGTGTAGGTGTAGGTACTGGTTTAACTATTGGCAACGGTGTTGGCGTTGGTGGTACTATTGGTAACGGTGTCGGTGTTGGTGCATTAGCATCAACCGTTATTGTGCCCATATCAGGCAAATTGTTTTCAGTTGGCGCATTAGCGTCAATCGTTATTGTTCCAGCGTCAGGCAAATTGTTTTCAGGGTTGAGCGCTATAATTGCCCCATTAACATCACCAGAAGCCAAGGCTGAAATAACATCTGGGTTACCGTTTGTAACCGCGGTAACTAAATCTTGGTTACCAGAGGCTACGGCTGTTGCTAAAGCATTTTGGTTGGCCTGTGCTACGGCATCTAGTGTGCTTGCGGTTGTATCTACTGGAGCAGTTGTGTCTGTTGTTGCTGTTGTCAAAGGCCCAGGAGCAGTTGTATCTACTGGAGCAGTTGTATCTACTGGAGCAGTTGTATCTACTGGAGCAGTTGTATCCACTGGAGCAGTTGTATCTACTGGAGCAGTTGTATCTACTGGAGCAGTTGTATCTACTGGAGCAGTTGTATCTACTGGAGCAGTTGTATCCACTGGAGCAGTTGTATCCACTGGAGCAGTTGTCAAAGGCCCAGGAGCAGTTGTGTCTGTTGTTGCTGTTGTATCTGTTGTTGCTGTTGTATCTGTTGTATCTGTTGTTGCTGTTGTCAAAGGCCCAGGAGCAATTGTATCTACTGGAGCAGTTGTATCTGTTGTTGCTGTTATCAAAGGCCCAGGAGCAATTGTATCTACTGGAGCAGTTGTATCTGTTGTTGCTGTTGTCAAAGGCCCAGGAGCAATTGTATCTAC